TCAGAAACATTTTGACCGAGCAGCTGTGTGTTCTTAAAGTCACCATGAATAATAAAGTCTTTAGGTAGCTTACGTTCTTTGTAAGCACACACAACGTTATCTTTTGTGTAAGGATAGAAGTGAGATTCGATTGTACCATCTTCAGCATAGGCTACTCGTACACCGTAGTGTTCAGCTACAGGTTTAGTAATACCTCTTTCTTTAAATCCACGGGTATCGTAGGACTTAATATCTTCTAGGGTTAGTTCTGTTCGGTAAATCATTTTAGCCATTGGCTTTTCCTCTGAGTTAATCTTACTACTTTTTTGACAGCTAAAACAGAAGCCGAACTCATCATCATCCTTGTAAGAGAATGCGTCTGATGAGCTACACTTCGGACACGCTGCGTGATACCATCTGCTCATTTACTTAGTTCCAATCTCGATCTTCTCGGAGTTCCCTTATCATTCTCCTACGTTCTTTAGCAGACTTTTGAGTGTCTCTTTTACGCTTGAATTGATCTCGGTATTCCGATTTAAGGTTTACATCATCATCTTCTTTGTATTGTTTTCTATCATCCTTTTGTTTCATAGTTTTGGTTTAATAAATTTTACTGCACCAATGTTACCATTATACCAGAGTCTTTCTCCTGACTCTGTCTCTTCTCTTGAGAGTACTTCTGATAACCATTGTTCTTGTACTTCACGGTATGTGAGCATACCTTTTCCTTGTACCCATTCATAAATGACGAAGGTGAAGGCTTCTTTACCGTACTTTTTAATGTCATCGTTTAATTCCTTACATGATGAAGTATAAGTTCTCCAGTCAGACTCTTTAGTAGTCTTAACTCGGCGAGACTTACCCTCAACTTTCTTCATAGATACACTTACAATTTGTTTTCTTCCAATATATCTTCTTCCTGTGATGAGGTTTTCAATATAGTAGATGAATCCAAAAGCTCCGTCTGGTCTGTCACTGAGTGGGCACCAGTGTCCGTAATCGTCCATGATAATTTTTCTTCTAGTTCTTCATAAGTTAAAGGTCGAAGATCATCAGACATCTCTCGGATATAGATTAGATTAGCACACTTAGTGAAAGCGTCTTTCCAATTATAACCTACTTTTTGTCTCCATGTCTCAACAACCTTGTCCCATATGTGGTTAATAGGTACGTTAGCTAAGATCTTTTCTGCAGTCTTGGGGCCAACTCCTTTTAAACCTTTGATGTTATCAGTTGAATCGCCAGTTAATATCTGTGTCATCAGTACTCGATAGCTATCTTCAGGCTCCATATAATATAGGTTTGTAGTCCTAAAATTATAGTGGTACCCTGGGAGTGTATCTAAGTCTTTATCGATGTGACAAATAACATAGCGTTTATTTTCTTGTAAAGCTAGATCTGCTGCTACACCACAGTAATCATCTGCCTCTGCATCATCAGAGCATATACAGAAGTTCTTAGCGTACTCATACAGCATCTCTATCCTGTCTTTAACTTCAGGTTCTAAGGTATCTTTACGATTACCTTTGTAATCATCAGTAACCTTATACCTAAAGTTGTTAACACCCTTAATGAATACAGCGCCTTCAAGAGACCCTGTATTGCTCATGATCTCCTTGAGCTTATCATCAAAAGCTTTCTTAGCTAGTGCAGGTGACGGTTGATAGTGTGCTATCTGGTAGATAATACTGTCAGCGTCAATAATAGCTAAGTCAAATTGATCGTCTGGTCCAATCATATCTTCCTTTCTTAGTGAACATCTGCGTAGTTAGTACCTACCTTTGCGTCACCACCCATACAAGTGATACCAAACCACTTAGGTGCTTCAACAAAAGCTTCTACAGATAGCTCACGTACTTCTTCTACGTGTTCGTCCTTACATACAACTGCTACTTCATCATGATAATGTAGAGCAAAGTAATGTGGAATGTTTCTTTCTACTAGTTTCTCTTTGAGATACACTGCAGCAGCCTTACAGGTTACGCCTTCAGCTGTCTGTAATAGGTAATTCAAGATCTGATGTGGAGAAGAAACAAATACAAGACGTCCATCTAGACCTCTAATAAATGCTTTTTCTTTACCAAACGCCGAAGAAGTGTTTTGGTATTGTACCATCAATTTATCTTTAAGTTCTTTAAGTCCTGGAATAGACCTTTCAAACTTATCCATAGCCTCTTGACCTATCTTAGCATCTCGTTTACCACTAAGGATAAGACCTAACTTACCAGCACCACCACCAAAGAGGAAGGCATATAAGAAGGGCTTAGCTAGTTTACGAGAGACACTTAGCGCATCAGCATTACGTTGATGTACGTCACCGTTAATTACTTCATTAGTGAATTCATCATTACCAATGTAGTGACAAAGACCTCGCATCTGATTACCAGCAGAGTCGGCACCTACAATAGTAGTTCCAGGCTCACAGATGAGTAGTGACCTCATCTCCTTACCATACACAGAGTCTACTGAAGGTAGGTTAGCAACAACCTCATGACGGCATCTAAAAGTAGGCGTACCGATAGTCCACATACGACCATGTAGTCTATTGTTAGGTGACTTTTTTACTTCTTCAATCCATCCTTCAAGAATACCTTTACGGCTACGTACGGTGTAGTATTCTGATACTAGCATCGCATCGTTTGCTAAATTTTCGAGGCTTGATTCCGTAATTTTCGGAGACTTGTTTACGAATTTACCGTTGATACGCTCAACATTCCATTCATCAGGTACCCATCCAATAGAGTATAGCCAGTCCTTTACTACTTCGATTGACCCTACCTTACCCTGTTCAAAGGATACACGGCAATATGGACCATCAATAGGACGATCTTCCCTACCACTCTCTTGTGTATATCCAAAGTGCTTTACAGTAGCTACCGTATAGCATCCATCTTTACGCCAAGCAGGTGTCTTGTATTCATCAGCTTTATCAATCTTAATGCAGCGCATACCGATCTTAGGTTCTAATACAAGTTCAATAGCATCTAGCTTGTTGTTGATATCTGTTAACAATGATTGAGCGCTAGCCATATCAAACATCCAACCCTTATTACGGATCTCTGCTTCGATAGCTGCAAAGCCCATCTCAGTCTTGATACCTTGTTGGTATGTAGGATGCTTGTTTATAATCTTCATAGACTCTTTAACAAGTTCATGATAGACCTTTACGTTAAGCTCTACATCTCGGATACAGTATGTTAACATCTCCTTAGTGTACTGACTGAAGTCATTGAATTCTAGCTTAGGGAAATCTAGTTTAGAACCCCATCCTTCTAGACCGTGTTTATGATCACGTTTGTACTGATTCATCTGAGACAGAATCCATGTATCGATTACTTGTTGATTTGGTTTTGGACTCCAACCTAATAGGTGCTTCAACACTACCAAGTCATAACCAATAAAGTTATGACCGAAGATAACGTCAGCTGTTCCAATGAACTCTAGACCCTCCTCCATTGAGGGAAGTTCGCTATCATAGTCAGAGAAAGAGTACACAGTACCCTTATCCGAATCAATTGCAACCATACACCAGATCTTAGAGACATCAGGCATAAAGCCGTTAGTCTCTATGTCTACGCATAGTCTTAATTTACTCATACAATTTTCTTTCCATAGTTCTCTGCATAGAAATACTCTAGCATACGGGCTTCCATCTCCATAGGTTCAAAGCAGTAAGCTTCGAATGTATCCTTGTTGTCGTATGTTAAGCCCTTGATTTTAAAGTCTTTTCTACCGCATAAGAATTGACATGCATGAACTATCTCATGACAAAGTATACTAACAAAGTGATCTATCATATACTTGTTAGGTTCCCAGTTGCTTAAGAAGGGATCACGTACCTGTATTAAGATGCGTTGATTGTCCTCAGAAAAGCTAGTGATACCTTGATTAGAAGCTTCTGCATCATACTCTACCGCACAAATACCAATATGAATTTTCTTATCGGTAATAGGTAAGTTAAACCGTTTACTGTAGTCTATAAGACAATTAGTAAACAGTTCTTTTACTTCCCTTTCTGCAGGTGGTAGACAAGCTACCGATACAGAAATGTTTTTAGGTAACTTATTCTTCATCATCGTCTTCCTTTAACATGACCTTAACATTAGGTGAGCCAAGAGATTCTAGCTCTCTAGCCATACCCAACACTAACTCTTGATATGCTTCGATTTGGTCTTCCATATCTCGGACTTTATCAATAAGATAGTGTAGGTATAGACCTAGAGCGATCATTCCTACAATTATCATCCATGCGTATTCAGTCATAGTAGTCCCGTGTTAGCTAACTCTTTAGCAGAGAATAGCTTTGTGTTACTTGGTTGTTCGTTAACTAATACACCAAGCTTACGTAGGTATTCTACTCCCTCCATAGACTTATAATCGTCTCGATATACGACCCGACTAATTCCGCTGCTGTATATAAGCTTGCTGCAATCAATACAAGGGGCGAGAGTACAATAAAGCGTAGCGTCACTAGTGGAATGGTTACTAGCGGCAACCTTAGCGATTGCAGTAGCTTCAGCATGTAATACTGGATTTTGTTGAGTGTTATTATCAGTTCCTCTAGCAGTACCATTATATGAGAAGGAAATAATGTTACTATCCTTAACAATGATAGCACCTACCTTTTTATCCGTAGCATAACTCAGCTTAGAGATTACGTTACAGATATCCATGTACATCACATCCCAGTCACTCAAAGTCTTCGTCTTCTGTTGCTCTGTCATATATCATCTCCATTTCTGACAATGTGTCTAAGAACTCTAGAAATAAACTTGTTGATTCGCTATCAAAGGGGTTACGAATAACTACAGTTATTTCTGTATACCCTTCGGGCGATGTCTCAATTAACATATGCTCCCTCTTTAGGAAAATATTTATACCATTCCTGATATGTTTCCATCTTGTTATGGTATGATTCTTCGATAGCATCTGTATCTAAGTCCCATTGACTAACAAGCATTGTTAACATAAAAGACAACTGACCAATCTCTGTTTGAAGGTTTTCCTTATTGCTGATACCCGTCTCAGGGTGTGTTTGATTAAGACCAAACCTAAATACCTTAGAGATAGCTTGAATTACTTCAGCACATTCTTCTTGGGTATTTAGTGGTAGTATGTCTTCGATGTTCATGTTTTTCCTTTAGTCCTATTAGGTACCGTCTGTTTCTGGATTATAATCTGGGTGTAGCCTTTTAGCTTCATCAATCCCTGCCTGAATAGCAGTGAGGATACCTAGCCTTGTGAGTGCTTCTATCGCTTCTGGTGGGAAGTTGAATTGGTAGATAGCACTACCATCTTCGTTCTCTTTAATCAATGTTACGTTTCCTGTTCCTACTGTTGTCATGTGTTCTTCTCCTTCATATCTTCTCCACGCCACAGGCTCCTGCACAGGTGCTGAACGGGCTTGCTTGATGGCGGTGATGGCTTTGGCAATATGCTCAGGGGTTGGTTCTTTTTCGTAGCGGCACGCCATGTCTTCAAGTTCCAACGCCTCCAGCGCCAGCTTCAGTGCTTCGTCTGTGGTCATACATCCTCCTCCGATAAAAACTCAGCCTTCACTAGATTAGCCGCAACGTGCCAATAGTTATGCGTTCCCCTAGCCGCCTCGTGTTGAATCATTAATAAGTTGATAACGTCCTTCATGTACTGCTTACAAACGTAGTCTTCAACTAACTTGGTAAATTTCTTTAGTTCTTTAGTATAACCTTGAGACCAATCTACTAGTTGTCCTTTGGGTTTCCAAGGTTCATCTCCCCATAAACAGAAGCCAGCCTCAGCAACCAAACGCTCGTATACATCTTTTTTCATGTTAATGCTCCTAATACCATTACAATAATATGCCCGATAAATAAACCTACTACGAAGTAAGCTACGTTTTCAATAGTCATCAGCGGTTTGCGCATCGATATGTCCTAACTTAATCAAGATTTCTTTTATTTCTTTGGGTAGTATTGCTACGCCATCATAGTCAACTAGCTTAAAGTCATTATCAAACCATAAACCACCTCCACATTCATCACCTAAGTTCTTATGTTCGAAATAGCCATACTTAGCGATAGAATCAATTGCGACCTCAAAAGATCTTGTGTTAAGTACAGTATCAAAGTCGTATTGTGCCATTAGTCTTTCCTTAAGTTGTTAGACAAGTTGTAGTACATACCTGAGCGAGTAGCTTTCAGCTGCATAATCAGCATAGTCTCTAGCTCAAGCATCTCTTCATCAGTACCATATGCGAGTATAGTACGCATAAAGTCAACGGGATTACTTTTAATTTCCTCAAGAAGCTTTTCGGATGAACATATGTAGCCATCATCAGGACTACCCTTATGTTTACCGATGTACTTCCTATCATTGAGATCTACCCACATGTATACGAAGGCTTCTCCTTCCTCTCTGCTAGGAATATCTTCTTCACGGACAGCTTCATTCTTGTCGTTACCTTCAAGATGATTTGTCCAGATCTCCTTTACATATGCCAGCATATGATCACCCTTAGGTGCTCGCCACATGACTACAAAGGAATCTGTGCCTTCATTCTCACATAGGAAGTCGTATACCCACTTGTTATGTAGACCAGAGTACTCAGTACCATCGATTGTAACCTTGATCATAAGTTTATCTGAAGCAGAGGTGTAAGCCTCAACTTCATCTACCTTACATTCAAAGATATCGAAGTACTTATTACTTCCAGCCACAAACTTTGTGACGGTGTTAACTAGTTTCATTCTTACTCCTATTCATAGTTCATCTCCACGTAACTATCTTGAAGATATTTTATGTAATCTTCTGACAGATACTCTGCTAGGTTAACATCACTATCTTTTAAGTATGCTTCTAGTAGATTACAATACTTTGTATCGTGATCATACTCAAAGTCACACCATACAAATACATTGTAATCAAGCGACATTTTAACTATCGACATCATCATACTCCATGTTAACTATACGAGGAACTTTATCGAATACTTCTAAGGCAGTTAGTTTACCTCTGTATACGGGGTTATTAGTAAACTTTTTTACGAAGGTGTTGTACTTGTAAGGGTTGTAGGTTACTACATCACCTTTAAACATTTCACCGATGGTACCAACATCAATTAGTGTTCCAGCTACACCAGCGTGTACGTTCTTTTTCCTTTCACGCAGTACTCGTTGACGACCAGCCTCAGATACTTTAAACTGAGTATGACCTAGCACGATTGAATGACTATGACCGATAACCTTACCTTTATTAGCGCCCTCAAGTGATTTAACACTAAAGAGGCGCTTGTGTAGGTTGAAGTACACAAACACCTTCATAACTTACTCCTTATTTCCAGCCAGTTTCGACTCTACCAGTGCGATAGTAGTTAGCTAGGCATTGTGCATACCAAGAGATCTTAGTAGCATCTTGCTCTTTGGAATCTTTCTTTCCAAGTCGCATAGAGTACTTATAGATTTGACCTAGCAAATGAGCCTCAACTCCTGAGTATCCTTCAAGAAGATCTTGCATTAACTCAATATATTGTTTACCAGCAGCTACACCTTTATAGTGTGTAGGGTTGATTTGATCCTTAGTAAGCTCATTAAGGTATTCAATACTACGCATTACCTCTTCTTCCTCCTCTTCAATAATAGGTTGATTGTACCACTTGTTAGCAGACTTAAGCCATTTACTAGAGGCCATTTTATCATAGAAATCAGTTTGAGGTGTAGACATCGCCATTTTCCTTTACTTTAGAGTCTTCATACGGTGAAACTAATCGGCGGTACATTTCGAGTTTACAACTCTCTAAGGCACCGACTACATCGTTCATAGTTACATATCGTTCTCCTTTATGCGCAAGATAGTCTAAGCAGACTGTAGTCAGGATATAGTTAAGCTCACCCGAGTCATTAGGCATACGGTGAGCGTAATCAACGTTAACATCCCAGCGTTGTTGTTTAGTGATATAAGGCATATCAACCTCCTGTGTGGTTTGGTATTGCGGGATGAGTATAGTTTGTATTTTCAAAGTAACTTTCTAAACGTTCATCCATCTTTTCGTAGTAGTCATCATCATCATAGTCGAGTTCATCAGACATAAAATCTTCTTCTTGATAGTCACCGTTAACGTAGTAACCGATATAGTTAACACCTTGTTCTACAAACGTGGCATTAACCTTAAAGTTAAAACGTTCAAAGAGTTCTGTATAGAATTTTATCGGGGGACTCCAAGCAGTATCAAAGTAGATTTCCATACTATCACCATCAATAGAGAAAAACATATCATCTGATTGAGCATCCCACTTGGTTCCCCATTTTGATAAACACCAGTCGTACCAACCTGAATGACCGTATTTTTCTAGCAAAGATTCTCTTAGCGCATTCTTTTCATCTGCATCTTCACCACCGAATGAACCAGTACGTGGATCGTTTAGTTCTGGCGGGATTGGAATAAAGAAAGACATTAGACCACCTCCTTCTTTAAGGTGGGTATCAAGTCTACGAATCATTTGAGCACTTTCATGCTCTGTGGCTGTAATAACTACTGCGTTTGCACACCAATTAGGCATTTTATTTCCTTTAAAGTTTTAGTTTCTTTTTAGAGAAGATTATTGCAAGCATCATTTTTAATGATATTAACGACAGTACTACTATCAATACTTTCATAGGTATTCCTCAATAAGTGTTTCACAAGCTTTATCTACGGTAGATCGCCATTCAGTAATTAATGACTCAAAGAAAGGATGGATATGATCATCCTCAGCTTTGAAAGCTACAACAGGTTTACCTAGTGTATGTGAGGCATAGAATACTTCCATAGCAGTACCGTGTTTAGCTAGTTTAGGGTCATTAAGGTTTACTAATAAGATATCTGCTTCCCGAATATCTCGTAGGTCTAACTCGAAGATACGTTTCATGTAACGCTTTTCGAAGTTATGTAGTCTACGACATGGATCGAGGATATCATAGTGATCTTTTAGCAGAGATTTAGCAGTGTTACGCCAACCAGAAGCAGCATCAGAAGATACATGCTCCATTGGACCTGCAAGGTAGATAGTTCTACGCTTAATCATTATATTCCTCTTCTAACATATCAACAAACATTACAACAGATAAGGCATCGTGTACCCAGTTTGTAGTAATATCGAGTTCATAGGCAATATCTTCTGGTATAACACCAGCATTGTATAGCTCATGAATTTGCAGATGTAGATCACTCATGACACTCATGGTTAGTTCCTTTCTTTTAGCATGAAATACTCGTTAAGCAGAATAGCAACTTGGTTAGTATCTTGTACAGATACTTTTAGTGTAAGCCAATCACTGCTTTCTGTAACTACTTCCATTGATACAATGAAAGCATTACTAATGGACTCAACATAAAAATTGTTGTTACGTTGTTTAAAGTCTGAGAGATGATTTGTCATTATGTGTCCTTTATGATTGAATAAAAAATCTCTACAAAGAATCCGTTAGGAATCTTCATAGAGATATGTGTTTAGAACATTCCTTCTTCTTCAGTAGCAGGAGTACCCTCAGGCATTTCTTCATCGAAGTCTACGAAGTTAGTGTTCTTTGGTTCGTACTTAATCAAGTCAACTACTTGTACAGCAGTCAACATTGTAGAGGTACCTTCTTTTGTTACTTTACCGTTAGGTGCTTTGATCTGATAGTCTTGTTGGAAGACAATAACGTTACCAACAGAACCATTACCGATGGTCTTAGAGTCGATAGGATTTTTAGAAGAATCTACAACTCGTACCTTAGCAGCTTCAGAACCATCTTTCTTAATAGCTTTCTTCTTGAGCTGTACTGCAACAGTATTAGGCTCAAAACCAGCTTTCACCTTACCAAACTTAGCAAGTTCAGATTCACGCTTCTTAGGAACTTGAATAGAGAGTTCCCATTGATCAGTACCGAAGGGTGATACTGGCTTATCGAGTTTAGCCCAGTACAACTTTACTTCTTTGATCATAACGTTAGAACCAGTGTTGTTAATAGAATCAGTCATTTTGTGTCCTTTAAGAGTTTAGTGTTAGCGAATAGTTCGCTAGATGGTACCTAATAGAGATTTTACTCTACTATAAAGGAACCATATGTCAGGTGGAAAAGCAAGAAATGTTAACTCATTAGCTAATCTTAAAGTAATTACTTCAGATACAGCTAAGGAAAACCAAAAGAAAAGTGTTCAATCACGACTAGCTAATATTCAAGCAAGAGAAGCTTTTAAACTCTCTGCTAAGAACTTTAAAGCAGTCATGGATGAACTTCCAGAAATGTCCTCCTTGGATGTTATTAAGATGGCTATGCTACAAGCTCTTCAAGAAGATAACTTAGAAGATGCAGCTCGATATGCTAGTATGCTAGCAGAGTATCAGGCACCTAAACTCCAACGTATTGAACAGAACACTACTACTAGAGTCTCTGATATGTCGGATGAGGAACTCCAGAGAATTATCTTTCAAGAAGGTCTTGAAGATAAGTCTTGAAAGAGACTCTAAAGAGAATATTCATTAAGGATATTCTCTTTTTTATTTCTCTTTATTAATAATATCTATATGATACTATTTACTGGAAATTCCCTATTAGGTACCGGCTAAAGTTAGATTTCTAATTCATCTTGAACCTCCATAGCGTTTGATGGTAAATAACCTACAGACTGTACATAGCGACTGTTACTCACAAAGTACATCTCTAGGGACTTGATATCATAGTACAGTCCATTAGGTACATTCCAGACATCTCTGGAGTACCATATGGAAGGAGCTATGACAGGTGTGAGAGTTAGTATGGGATAGGCTTTAGTGTTCATTCGTTATCCTCGATAATTAGCCCGAATTTTAACCTGAAATTTATAAGTTTACCTGCAACAATATCTATAAGATATATCTCTGCATCGTTGTACTCATGATCAGATAGGTTGTTAAGATATGCTTCAGCATTGGCTTTTAGGTATACAAGGGAGTTGCCTTGATAGAATACTTTATTATCATAGGCATCATAACCGATGTATGTGAAGGGACAATCGGAATACTTACTTTTATAAATAGCCATAGGTGGACTCCAAGCAGTATCAAAGTAGATCATTATCAAACTCCTCAAAAGATAGAAAGTCATTTTGCTCTTCAACAGACATTCCGTAGAACGTTTGGTAGTGTACTTCACCACAACATTGGAAGGAATGTTTCTGAGTACCACAATAGCAACAATACAGGGTAGTGTCGCTAAGTAGCTCTTGTATTCGTTCTTCTTTAGTCATATAGCTTTTCCTTATCGAGTTCTTTAAAGAGTGTGTTGAGGAATATGTGGAATGTTACAATATTTGGTGTGTCGAGGTTCTTTACATGTTTCCAGTAAGAGTTGTTTAGGGATTTGTCGGTGGCGAATAGTTCTGAGGTGAACTGTTCTTTGAGAGTTTTTGTAGTCATATATTACTTTCTTTGTTTAACTTTTGATACCCGCACAAGATTTACCCCAAAAACCTCCATCTAGCTACATTCTCAGCTACGATACCCTGAGAAATATACTCAGAGAGCAGCAGAAAGGTACCTAGACGAGGCTTTTGTGTGTATACCTATATAGGTACTATGTTAATTACTTAAAATGTCCTCTTGAGCCAACTCTTGGCTTCTGTATCGCTTAACATTTCCCCTGATAACATCATCAAAGTAGTCGATATCTAGGTCAGCTTCCCTAAGTTCTTCTTTAAATACCTCACTCATCTTCTTTATTGTTAGCAAATGACCTGTCCAGTCATGAGGTTGTCCATAGGTATCCTCAAATGCACCAATTAAATCGAGATATGCATCGAGAATTGCTGAGGTTTGTTTGGTATTCATAGTACTTTCTCCTCTTGGTCATACACTTCGTTGTAATTTACCACACAACCCTCTAAATCTACTGTGTTACAGAGATTTTCGATGGTAGTTAGGTCTTTTGCAGTAGCAAATACATTATGAACTCCTGCATGATCTACAGAAAGCACTGCCTCACAGCTAAATTCTGCGAGAGATTCAATGATTTCTTCAATCGAGGTGCCTACGTTGTCCTCATTTAGTGGTGTTAGCAGCATATACATGTCAATTCTCCTTAGATAAGCTTATAGCTGTTCATGTAGTTAACGAAACTGATACGCTTCCTGCGTAATACAGTACCTACCCAGAAGTCCCAGGTATCTGCGTCAGAAGCGTAAGGGAAAATCAGGTAGAGATTACCTGAGATGTACTTGAGTTGTGGTTTCATCTGTATTCTCCTTAGTAGATGATTACTTGGTAATTCTCAGGCGAGTATTCGTTGAGAATGGCTGGGTTTGTGGTCTTCGCCACTAAGACTTGTGTCAAGCGATGGTAGATGAAGTACATGGTTATCTCCTTAAATAGCAATCAAGCCAACAAAGTATGAGTCAGTTGTGTATTTGCGACCATTAACACTAGTAGCAAAGAACACTACCTCTTGATTAACCCTTTTAGCAAGGCGATTGTATATATCGCTAGTAGTTAATGTTGTGTTAAAAGTTTTGTTTACCGTCTTTGTTACAACAGCCCTAGTTCTAAAGTCAGAACAGATAGCAACAACACGATCACCTTGATTTAAGATGATCTTGATTGTCACTGGTTCAGACACAGAAACATCTGGCAAACTGAAGAGCTTGCTTAGTCGAGCGTTCTCAGCAGAGGAGAAAGCAGAGGTAAAAGCAGAGGTAAGATTGAGAGTAGCCGTTGTCATTGTAATCTCCTTGAGTAATGACAGCCTATGATCCGCATAGGAACGGTGTAGAGGAAAACCCTCTTAGAAGCACCCTGAAGGATGCAACTAGGAAAGCTCTCTTTAGAGTTCAGGAGCAGGACGGAACTCCACAAGCTCACCAAGCTCATCCGCAACGATGTTACACTCGGTGGCAACCAACTCTGCGTCAGCTTCAGACAGGCCCGAAGCGTACAGCTCATCTTCACGACCATTGGCACAAGACCACACACACCAGTTTTTGTTTGTCATTTGACAACTCCTAACCCCAGAAACCCCTGAGGAACGGGACGAGCACAGCGCTCTCCAAGGGTCTCCGTAGAGACCTATGGGCAGTACTGTTACGGCTTACCGTAGTAGTTATTCAAACCCTCATTGATCTGGTCCATTGTGGCATTACGCATACCAGGGTCATCGTCATCCAAGAACCTAGAGAGTTCACAATTAATCCTAGCAGCATTAAGCAGCTTTTGCAGAGCCATCTCGGTGACAAGAGGATTGTCAACAGTGTAAGACTCTATTGCGTAGTCAACGCTCTCCTGTAAAGTGTCACAAGAAACCCTCCAAGCAATTAGAAGGTCACATCCCTGAAGACGATCAACAACGTCTTGGTCGTACCCATGAAGGGTCAAGGTCGTAATGTCTTGGTGAATAGTGTCAAGTCCGTTTGTCATAGTAATTTCCTTAGAAAGGTGCGTCAATAGAATAGTCATACTGCTCACGAGTGAGCCTCCTAGCCTCAGCAAGGTTATGGAAGGCAATGTCGCGGTAATAAGCAACAGCATCACGGTACTCAGCGTCTGAATCGGAGCTTTTCTTTCTGCTCAAGGTAGGAAGGAACACCCAAGAGTAAGTATCCCACCAAGCAACAAGAGGAGCAGAAGGTTCACGACCAGACATCCAGTGAGGACAGCCCTTAGACCGCCACCACTTTAAGTGCCTGTACACAGAGTTAGGAATATCACAGCCACGAAGAGCCATATCAAGAATCTCAGATTCAAAGTCACCAGAGAAAGAAGCGTCTTGCTGGAGATCACCAGCAACAGCCCGAGAGAGCTTAGGACGAGACCGAAGGTAAGAGACAGGCGCATAAGACCCACAAGGATGTGAGACCATTACACCATCACGGATGTCAACGCGTTTACGAACAAGAAGGTTAACAGTGTTAAAGCGTTTCATTTTACATCTCCAGAGAGTTAAGACCGAAAGAACAAGCGAAGGTTAACAACCCACCACAGACGAGGAGCAACAAGCACTCCACAGGCGGGAACATAAACAACGCACCAAGGAAAGCAAGCCCGATAGAGAGCAAGCCAAGAAGACCGAAGAAGCGAAAGAAGAAAGACATAGGAACCTCCAAGAAAGAAAAAGAGTTAAGCAGCTTCAACACCAACGAACCAGGTATCAGGCGAGTAACCGAACGCAGCACAGAAGCGAACAGACGACCCAACACGAGCCGACAGACGAGAGAACACAAGGTCCACCGAGACCGAACGACCCAAGGCACGAGAGGCGTACGAAGGACGACAAACACGGACACGACCGTCCGAGCAGACCACAGAGACCGAGTCCACACCAGACACCGACACAGCCACAACCGACACGGGAGCAGACCACCGAGCACGAGGAACGGAAGCCAACAGCGAGGAAGGACGAGGAGCAGCGACAGAGGAAGCAGCACCAAGGACGGGAAGAGAAGAAACAAAAGAAGAGAGAGACACAACGAACTCCAGAAGCCACAGAGGAAGAAGAAGCGCGGGACCGCAGGGCAAGACGGCAACACGCAGGAGAGCGACCCACCAGAAGAGGGGGGACACGAACGAGGAAGGGGCGAACCCAAACCAACACCCTGATTCTTTGACACAGAGAGAGGTACCCCCCAAACATTCCCCCAAAAACCCTCCCCCAAAAAATCCTAGGGGTTACCCAAAACCTAATACAAAATATTACTTTTAGAAATGTAATAAGAGTTATTAGTCGGTTCCTAATAGGAAATATACATTTTATGTATTTTATAGGACACAAGTAATGAATAATAAAGAGAAGCTAGAAGCGCTGAGAGAACTCAAGAGAAGAGAAAAGCTAGCTGAATACAAGGATAACTTTGAGTTATTTGCTAAAGAACAGATTAAGATCTTACCTAAAGATTCTTCGCAGGGCTTTCAGCCATTTACGTTTAATAGTGCTCAAAGTATTGTCAATGAACAAATTGAGAAACAGTTGAAAGAAACTGGTAGAGTTAGAGCGATTATATTGAAGGCACGGCAGATGGGTTTAAGTACCTATGCTACTGGTAGAGTCTTCTGGAAGAGTTATTTTAATGCCTATAACAAGTCAGTTGTTATGGCTCATGATACAGCTACCTCGGATGCTTTGTTTAGCATGTCGAGGAATACTATCGATAATATGCCTGAGCAGTTTAAACCTAAGTTCAAGAAGTCTAATGCTAAGGAGATCATGTTTGAACACAACGATTCAGGTTACAGATTATATACAGCTGGCTCGCCGGAGGCAGGCCGAGGAACTACACCGACTATTGCGCATCTTTCTGAGGTGGCTTTCTGGACTCACGATGAGAAGATTCTCGCGGGTATGTTCCAAGGTATTTCACAAGCTAAAGGTACAGAAGTAATTCTAGAGAGTACTGCTAATGGAGTAGGGAATGCCTTTCATAGGTTATGGCAGGGTGCCGTTAAAGGAGAGAATGAGTATATTCCTATTTTTGTTCCTTGGTTTCTTATGGAAGAATACCGTAGAGAAGCCCCAGAGGGCTTTGAAAGAACCGATAAAGAAGAGATATTAGTTACTAGGTTTAAGTTAGATGATGATCAACTTTACTGGAGGAGACTAAAGATAGCTGAGGGTGGTGAGGATAAATTCCGTCAGGAGTACCCCGCTACAGCTGATGAAGCATTTATTGTTTCAGGGGCTAACGTATTTAATATTGAGAAGCTAGCTGCTCTAGTACCCCAACCTATATTAGCTTCTAAGGAGTTTAACTTCGAGTCTAATATGATGGAAGATAAGGATAGGGGATCAATAGAGATCTTTAAGTATCCTATGTTTGGAGATTCCTTTACTATTGGTGCTGATGTATCTTTAGGAGTAGGTAAAGATTCTTCTGCTGCAGTTGTTATGAATGCAGATAGAGAAGTATGTGCTGTATATAGAAACAATATGATAGATCCCTCTAAGTTTGGTGATCTTTTGTTTTACTTAGGTAGGTACTATAATAATGCTCTTTTAGCTGTAGAGTCTAACTCTATGGGTATTGCTACATTAAATAGGCTTACACAGATGCAGTACGTTAATATGTACTATCAGACTAAGTTAGCTAATGTTTCTAAAGAAGAAGGTAACAGGATTGGATGGAGGACTACCTCAGCATCTAAGCCAGCTATTATTGGATTCTTAAAGAATGCTATCGATAATGAGGATATCTGGATTCCTTCTAGACTAGTTATTGGGGAGCTAATGAATTATGTGGCAGATGACTCAGGAAAAACTAATGCTATCGTTGGTCATAATGACGATACTGTTATTGCTCTAGCTATTGCCCTTGAAGTTATTAGAACACATGGTGATAGATTAAAGAATAATAATGTACCCTTTACACAGAAGATGGGCAACTTTCAACAGATAGAAACTAACTGGCTATAAGGAGAAATACTATGGCTGAAAAAGATTCAAGATTAACAAGAGCTGGTGTATCTGGCTACAATAAGCCTAAAAGAACCCCTAGCCATCCTACTAAGAGTCATGTTGTTGTTGCCAAAAGTGGTGACACGGTAAAGACAATTAGATTTGGTGAGCAGGGTACCTCTGGATCTCCTAAGAGTTCAGGGGAATCAGACTCAGATAGAAAGCGTAGAGAGTCCTTTAAGGCACGGCACGCTAAGAATATTGCTAAAGGCCCTTTATCAGCAGCATATTGGGCTGACAAAGTTAAATGGTGAATATATGGCACAAATGAATGTACCCCTAACGGGTAAAGAAAAAGAACAATTTAAGAGTGTATTAAAGCAAAAGGATAACCCTAAGCTTTTGCAGCCAAAAGAAAAAATTGAAAAAAGTACGGGTAGAACTCTACCTATCAGAAATAACAGATAAGGAGAATTAAATGCCCGGAACAGTAATTACATGGCAAAACAGTGGTAGTGGCAACTACACTAACGTTACAGACCGATATGTAGGTAAAACAGATAATGGTTATTATCTTGTTAAGTTTACATGGAATGCACAAACTAGAATTGTTGCAGTAAAGAGTTATGTTGAGATTCCTAGTGAAATCCTCAAGATTATTTCAGGAACTGCTGCATACGAAGACGCAGTACTATTGTCTAACCAAGTTAAAACACTTATTACTAACGCTCCTTCAGATATCTATCTGGAAGACCTGTTGGACACATCTAACTAAAATAGTCCCTTGTGTCCTACCTGTTGGTCACTAGCAGTTGGACGGAACTAGTGACACCTAATATCAGCCGTTGTAGGCTTGATTGATTGATTGAAAGGTTTACAATGGCATTAAATGAAACTATCGGGTATAAAGAACCTGTAGGCGATGAAGAGTTAAAGGCAATGATCGAGCAGGGTGTAATGAACTCTGTTGGTGACTTCCTTAATAGTGCTGATTTAGCAAGAGAAAGACAAAAGGCTACATACGAATATGGTATGATGCCTATTCAACACCTAGCCCCACAAGGTGTATCTCAAATTGTTTCATCAGATACCGTAGAAGCTGTTGAAGGCTATACGGCTATCTTGGCTGAACTAATGTTCAACAATAATAAGCTAGCCAGATTTATTCCAGCAGGTACTAAACCTACGGATTATCATAATGCTAAGATTGCTTCTAATTTAGTTAACTATACTATCTTCAAACAGAACCCTGGTTGGGAGATCCTCAATACATGGGTTAAGTCTTCTTTGTTATGGAAAAATAGTATTGTCCGTTGGGACTTTATTGAAGACTTTGAATATACATTTGAGGAATATGACTCTATTAGTCAAGAGAACTTAGATATTCTTTTGGCAGATACTGATACAGAGATTATTGGTAACTTGACTTATGAGCAAGAGCTAGGTACTGATGAAGAAGGAAATGCTGTATACAATTTAGTATACAAAGATGTTCGCCTTAAGAAGCAACATAATAAGACAAGAATTAAGATTGAGAACGTTCATCCTGAAGCGTTCCGTATCACTAGAGACGCTAAGTCTTTAGATGAAGCTAATTTTGTAGGTATTCAGATCGATATGACTCGGTCTGAGATTAGAAAGTTTTACCCTGATATTGCAGAGAACATCAGCTGGGACGATATTGGAGACGGTAGCTATGATTGGGCTACCAAGTACACCGAAGAGCAAGCTGCTCGGAAACGTCTTGCTGGTGAAGAGTACTGGCTGGGGGGTAATTCACGGGAACTTTTCCCAACAGAAGCTAACCGACAGGTAACTGTCATTGAATGTTGGTTGAGAGTTGACCGTGATGGTGATGGTATTGCGGAACTAAAACATTTTATTGTTGCAGGTGGAACTATCCTCCTGGAAGAAGACTGTGACTGTGTTCCTTTGGCTACTCTCTGCCCATTCGAGATTCCTCACGAATTCTTTGGTTTGTCAGTAGCAGACATGATTCGTCCTTCTACACTAGCAACTACCGCTATTATGCGTGGTTTCGTAGAGAACGTATACCTAACTAATTATGCACCGAAACTTGCGGATCCTAACGTGGTAGATTTTTCTGCGCTTCAAAATATGAAGCCTAAGCAGATTGTTGCTACTAACGGTAATCCTAATGGTGCGGTAGCATCTATGACTCCTGATACTATCAGTACAGGAACTGTACCTCTTTTAGAGATGTTGCAGTTACATAAAGAGCAAGCTACAGGCTTGTCAAAAGCGGCTCAAGGCCTCAATGACACTCTTTATGTTTCTGGCAACTCCGAAGAAAAGATGCAGAGAGCTATGTCAGCAGCTCAAGTACGTATCCAGTTTATGGCACGTAGATTTGCTGAGACAGGCTTTAAGCGCTTAGTTGAGGGTGTGTATAAAACCCTCCGTACTAAACTTCGGGGTAAAGAAGCAAAGTACTACGATCAAAACGATATGTTTAAATCTATTGATCCTGGTATGTTACCTGACAATATGTTAATGTATGTTGACATCGATGTTGGTGAAAATAGTAATAGCAATATTATTAAGAAGATGACTATGGTTGGTCAACAGTTGATTCCAGCACTCCAACAGTCTGGTGCAGGTGGTGTAGTAGCTCCTGAAGCTGCTGCTAAAATCGCTTGTAAGACTCTTGAGGCTATGGACTTAGATCCATTAGACTTTCTTGTTGACTACACTGATCTTAAGTTCGTTGAGCAAGCTATGCAAGCTCGTCAAGCTGAACAGCAAGCAGGTGACGCTGCCCGTAAGCTTGAAGAAAAGATTAAAGAGTTGGATGCTATCCAAAGAGAAGCTACGGTTGAACTTACTAGAGTACAATCCAGAAATGCTATGCAAGATAACACCAAACAACTTATGGTTGCTTTGGATAAGAGCTATCAAGAATGGGCTAAGCTTTCTATTCAAGCCGCTGAGAAGGGTGTTACACTTGACCCACGACCTAGCGCTGAGGAGTTGTTAGCTATTGCTAAACAAATGATCGATGCTGACTCAGTTGAGGAAGCTCCTCAACAAGAGATGATGGAACAGCAACAACCACAGCAACCTATGATGTAAATATGATTCACCCCTCTGCCATTAGGTACGGGTGAATATTCTAAAGTAAAGAAATGAATCAATATAAAGATGGGTTTCAGAAGAGAACGAAACCAAAAATGAATCATGAAACTGGTGAATATAAAGTTGAACCTTTCCGTGATGCACAAATTGCTCTAGGAAAATCACAATTCGCTAATCAAGAACGTGAACAGTTCTTTGGTGAGGCATACTCAGAGATCTTAGCTGACCTCTTTGTTACTTGGCTAAAGACAGAACCTCATTGCAGTAAAGAGCGTGAGTATCTCTACCATACCGCTATGGCGTTAGGTAGTGTTAAGGAAAAATTAATCGGTATCGAAATGTATGGCAACAATATGCAATACATTAATAAACAATCCCAAGAAGGGGAAGACAGAGAATGAGTAATTATGATATGGCAAAGACTGTGCTAGAGAGAGCGCAGGAGGAAATCATCCGCGAGTTAGCCTTGTGTGGGCAGAACGGTGGAGTAGGACGTGCGCAGAATTATGCTCCAATCCTTGTTACACTAAACAAGGCAATTGAAGTAGTAGAGTCTTTTAAAAAGAAAGACCCTAAAGAATTCGTAGAACGTATGGCTAAAGCAAAAGCTTCTAAAGCTGCTAAAGCTGAATAATTGGACACAAAGGTAAAAGAATTATGAACCTAGAACAACTCTCTACCAACACTCCTGCCTCGGAAATTTCGAGCGCGAGTTTCGATGACGGAAGTTATAGTGCAGACTTGGAAGCAAAGAGTCTTGATGACATTCTTCGCAACTCACCAGCAGCTAATCTGCTAGGGTTGCCTGAAAAAGAAGAATCTCTACCAGAAGAAGACGACAGCGTCCCGAGTCCAGAAGACTCATCGGAAGAAGAAGAAGCCCCGCAAGAGACCGATGATGAATCTGAAAATGACCTAGATGAAGAAGAAGAATCAAGTGATTCTGAAGAAGAAAAGACAGATGAGGATGATACGTCTACCCAAGATGCTGAATTACCGACTGAAGATGATATTGATTGGGAATACAAAGTACCTGTAACCGTTGACGGTAAAACAGAGTACGTTACCTTAGAAGAAATCCGTAAGGGCTATTCTACTGATAAACATCTATCTCAAAAAGGGCGCGAACTTGGCGAACTGAGAAAACAGATTGAACAAGAAAAGACAGAAAAACTTAAAGAAGTTATTGAATTAGGGCAGATAATCCAACAGGAATTAACTGCCACTGAAACATCTCTTGCCGAAGAGTATCACAAACTAAGTAAGGACATTGAACAAGCTCGTGATGAGGGTGACTCATATTCAGCTCGTGAACTTAAAGAACAACGTGAAGCGGTGCAGGAGAAGTACTGGAAATCTCGTAATAAACGAGAAGAACAAGCAAAGGCAATTGCCTCTCAATTCGAAGCTCAAATGGAGAATGAACGACAAGAGTTACTGAAGTCATATAACGAGCGTATTACTACGCTAGTTCCTGACTATTCAGAAAAAGTCGCTAAGTCTATTAGAGAATTCGCAATTCAAGAGGGTATCTCGGAAGACCTATTGGGGTCTATCTATGATCCACAAATTGTTAAGTTCATCAATGATTACCGTAAGTTAAAAACAGCTAAAGAGACTGGTGCAGTAAAACGTAAAGCAGCTCCCGTAGTGAAGTCGGTACCCTCTAAGAAGGGAACACCTAAATCACAAAAGGAACAGCAAGCCGCTACAAACACTAGATCTAAAGTATTGTCTGGTCAAGGTTCAAAACAGGATGAAATTGATTTTCTGAAACGTATTTCTTCAGTGAGCAAAAAACTTTGAATTTAATTTCTCACTATAAAAGGAAAAATAAAAATGACTGCACGTACATTCGCCACTGGCGGCCCTAAGGCTGCTACCGGTACTTCTATGAACGTCTCTGAGCGTGAAGACCTGGCTAACTTTATTTCAATGATCAGCCGTGATGAGACACCATTTATGTCTTCTATCGGCAAAGCCAAAGCTACTGCTGTGTTCCACGAGTGGCAAACTGACGAGCTGGCTGCTCCCTCTTCTGCTGCTGTTGCTGAAGGCGTTTCTTACGCTACTCAAGCCGCTGCACAAGGTGCCGAGCCTCTGCGTACTCGTTTAGGCAACTACACCCAAATCAACTCTAAGACCGTTACGGTTACTGGTACTAAGCGTGCCGTTGATCAAGCTGGTGTTGCTGACGAATACGCATACCAGCTGAAGAAGCGTGGTACCGAACTGCGCCGTGATGTCGAATTCGACATGATCAACAGCTGGAACAGCTCAAACGGTTCAGGCGTCCGTAAAATGGGCGGCTACCAAGCTTGGGTTAACGATGCATCTACTGCATTGAACGTGTTGGCTACTCCTTCTGAGTACACCGCACCTGCAACTGCTGGTGCTGGTACCGCTGGTACTTTCACTACCGTTACTTCTGCTGATAAGACTAGCCTGCAATTGTCACACATTGACACCGTTATGCAAGCTATCTACGAAAACGGTGGTAAGGCTACTAAGCTGATGGTTTCTCCCGCAAACCGCCGTGTGTTCTCTGCTAAGGCACAGGCTGCAGGTTCATCTAGCTCTAATGCTGGTGACGGTAACGTTCGCCGTAACGTTGATGCAGACGGTAAGCTGCGTCAATCAGTTGAGATCTATATGTCTGACTTCGGCGACATCATGGTTGTTCCCAACTATGTGATGGGTATTGCCAACACTGGTATTTCTGGTTTGGACAACGCTGCTAACTTCACTGCTTTGGTCTATGATCCAATGTGGTTCAGCTACGCTTCTCTGCGTCCTATGCAAGAAGTTGACCTCGGTCAGTTGGGCGACTCTATCATCGGTCAAATTGTTGAAGAAGGTACACTGGAGTGCCGTAACCCCAAGGGCTGCGGTATGATCTTCGGTCTGTCTGGTCAGTAATTAACCTATAAAGGGGTGAGGGAAACCTTGCCCCTTTTTAATTAGAGGAAGAAACAATGCAATATATTAAAATCACACAGACTAACGGTACAGCAACGTACTATCCTGGTGCTACTTCTTCTGTTACAATTTCTGCTCCAGTACTTAGCGGTAATGTAGTAGTTAGCAGAGGTAAAATTACTTCTGTATCTTATGAAAAGATTGTTGGTACTGCACTGACATACGTAACAGATACCGTGGCAGCTTACGATGGTACTAACGCACTATATGAATTTGGTCAATTGGGTCATGACGGTATCTTTACCGTAGCACACTCCAACTAAACAAAAGAGGACACATGGGCTTTCTATCACAAGACAATAACAAAAATAGTTTTAAAGTATCTACTGACAGTAAGGACTTTAGACTAGAACAAGATGTTCAGGCATACAAAGATTATGCCGCACAACAACGGGAATTAGATTCAATTTCGCATAGCGGTAGGCAATATAGATCATTTGCTATTATTCCCGATATTGTAGCTATTGATATCTTAACAAAATACGGCATTGATGTACACTCACCAAACTTTATGAGTGACCCTGCTGCTATGCGTAGATTAAAACAAATTATTGATAGCGATTATCCCGCACTTAAAACAAGTAACGTCCGAACGTTATAAGGAGAATTAAACATGGCAACACCAAAGTATGACGCACTCGTAGAAAAAGTACGGGACTGGAGTAACAAAAAGGAAGTAGCTACAATCCCAAATAGCGTCATTGAGGATTGCCTAAACTATTCGGCTGATTTTTGTTACAGGGAATTACGTATCCCGCCTTTAGAGCATGTGCTTACTTATACAATCTCTTCAGGAAATAACCAAGAGGATTCAAGATATTCCGTAATTGAACCCCCATCTAATTTGCTTAATTTTATTCATATTAGAGTTAAACCACAAAACACTAATAGCTCCTATGAGTCAGTAGTATTTAATGAAGTATCTGATAGTAGAACTTTTCTTGATGTATACTCAGAACATTATAGTAGCTATCGCTTTATGTGGTTAAATGACCAAATCAAAATATCACCTCAACTTGAAGAAGGGGTTGTTCTTGAGATTGCATACTATAGAAGATTACCTGACCTGAATGCAACCTACTCTGTTGTACCTGTAAACTATATTGTTGGGATAGCCGGTTCAGATCAACCTTACTTAGAAGAGTCTACGGCACCTGAAAGTGTTACTTTATATTTTGCAACTAGCAATGGAGTGACAAAAGTCTTTTCAACTGAGGCTGAGGCTTTATTGTATGATCCTACAGTTACAAATAATAGTTATATTGGCAAGGAATCTCCTAATTGGATGAGAGACAGTAATGAAAGAACTTTGCTTTTTGGTGCTCTTAAATATATTGGTGCATATTTGTTTGATGAGAAAATGGAAAATAATTATGCAGCAAAACTGTCAGAAGAAATCCAAAGAATGAATAACGAAGAAAATTTTAGAAGAGCAAAGGGCGGTAACGTTCAGGTTCATTTTAATAGTAATGGATTAATTTAAGGGGGTTTATATGGGATATAATTCAACACCAGGGGCTACTGGAGATGCACCCGATGGCGGTGTATATGATAGCCAAACAAGCCCTACCGAACAAGTTGCAGGTTTAACCCTGCTTAACAAAACAGCTATTGCTGCAGAAAATGCTCTCAACAGCCAGGAGGCAGCCAAGGCTTCTGAAGTTAGTGCGTTAGCAAGTTCACTAAGCGCTTTGGCAAGTAAAAATTCTGCTGAAGCAAGTGCAGATGCAGCAGAATCTTCCAATCTACTTGCAAATCAGGCGTTAAACCAAACAATTGTTGCTGCTGATAATGCTTCTAACAGTGCTAGTGCTTCTGCAATTTCTGCAGAACAGGCTGAAACTTCGAGTACTTTAGCAGGTCAACATGAAGCTACAGCTCTTGACTATGTAACTACTGCTGGTACTTATGTTCAGCTCTCCGGTATTAATTCAACTGCTGCAGCCACTAGCGCAACTAACGCAGCTACTAGCGCAACTAATGCGGCTACTAGCGAGAGTAATGCGGCTACTAGCGAGGCCAATGCCGCTAATAGTGCATCCAGCGCAGCCACTAGTGCGACTAATGCAGCTACTAGTGAATCTAATGCTGACACCAGTAAATCTAATGCCGCAACAAGTGCTTCTAACGCAGCCACTAGTGCGGCTAATGCAGCTACTAGTGAAAGTAATGCGGCAACAAGCGCAACTAATGCAGCTACTAGTGAAAGTAGTGCAGAAACTTACGCATCGAATGCTGCAAGTAGTGCAGAGGCTATTGCCGCTATTGAACTTATTGCTGCAGAAAATGCAGAGCTTGCATCTACCAGTGCAAGTAATGCTGCTACTAGCGAAAATAATGCGGAAACAAGTGAAAGCAATGCTGCAACAAGTGCAAATGCTGCGGCTGTTAGCGCATCTGCTGCATTAGCTAGCTCAAACTCTGCATCAACTAGCGCAGGCACAGCTGCTTCCGATGCCTCAACTGCTAGTACAGCAGCAGCTAACGCTTTAACAAGTGCCTCTAACGCATTTACCAGTGCAAGTAATGCTGCTACCAGCGAATCTAATGCAGCCACTAGTGCAAATTCTGCTTCTACAAATGCGATTAATGCAGCCTCCTCAGCTTCTAATGCCTTAGCTAGTGAAGGTACTGCTTTATCCGCCAGTAATTCTGCATTAGCTTCTTCAGCTTCTGCTTCACAAAGCGCATATAATGCACAACAAAGTTCAGCTAGCGCAAGTACGAGTGCTGCAGCTGCTTTAGTTTCAGAAACTAACGCAAATACTTCTAATATTCAATCTACTAATTCTGCAGTTAATTCAGAAATTTCCGCACAGGCTTCTGCCGCATCTGCTTTTGCCTCTGCTCAATCGGCAGCTGCTTCAGCACTATCAGCAGAATCAGCAGCTCTTTCCTATGATCAATTTGATGATCGATACCTTGGGCCTAAAGAAGAAGAACCAACATTAGATAACGATGGAGATGCCTTACTTGAAGGCGCACTCTATTGGAATAGTACAACCAAGAAGATGTATGTTTACAATGGTACTATATGGGAAGGCACAGCAATTACCTTGTCAGTATTTGATACTGATGATCTTTCTGAAGGTACAGCAAATAAATATTATTTAACTTCTAGGGCTACAGAAGATGTTGGTGCAGTAACTTTAGATATGACTGGGTTTGTTAATAGAACAGACAGCACATTATCTTTTAATACAGTTACAAGAGTATTAACATTAACTCCCACGACTACTACTGTAATTTACTATCGTGGTAAAAAGTATGAAGTATCTTCACCATTAAGTATTACAATTACAAATACGTCTGGTGGTAGGTATGTTTATTTTAATCCAACTACAGAAGCCCTTGCTGAAGGTAATATTGGCGATTATGGCGGAATCATTACCAATGCTCTTGTATCCTATGTTTATTGGGATTCAGTAGCTCAAAAGGCTCTTATCTTTGGTGATGAAAGACACTCTGCGCATAGGGATACCCAATGGCATCTGTCTAAGCATATTGAACAAGGCTCTGTATGGCGGTCAGGTGGTAATGCTAGTTATACGCTACTTAATGAAGCTAATATTTCACTTGCATTTAGCAACCCAATTAGTATTGCAGACGAAGATGTTGTACACTCTATTGCTCATTCGGCTACGCCTAGCCTACCTTATCAACAAGTTCTAGAGGGTGCTGCAGTAATACCTACTGTATACTTAAGTGGAACTACTTATGTTCAGACTACAGCAAGTACTGTACCTTGGGTGGCAGGAACTGCTCTTGCAAGATATAACCCTGTATCTGGTGGTGTAGGTAGTTTAGTGGATGTTACTAACAACAACTACATGAGCTACTGGATTGTAGCTACTAATGATAGTGTGTATCCTGTTAAAGCAATTATGGGTCATAATCAATCTAACAAGATTGAAGATATTGAGGCCGAAACATTTGGCGACTATGGACTTCCAGTCCCTGAGTTAGTTCCAATGTATCATGTTATTCTAAGAGTAGACACTGCTTACACTCAAAATACACCACACGTTGCTATTGCTGCTGTGTATAGATTAACAGGTCGTGAAGTGTCTACTGCTACTGCCTTTAGCGCTACAAGCCACTCTGCTTTAACAGGTAGAGGTGCTGAGGATCAACACCCAATTAGTGCTATTACTAATTTGCAAAGCACTTTAGATACGGAGGCATCTACAAGAGCTTCAGCTGATACTGCACTTCAAACGGCAATTGATGCAGAGGCGACTGCAAGGGCTACGGCAATTTCAGACGAGGCTTCTGCAAGATCTTCGGGTGATACTAATACCTTAACATCTGCTAATGATTATACGGATAGCGCTATTTCTAGTCTTGTAGATACTGCACCTACTACATTAAACACACTTAATGAGTTAGCAGCAGCCCTAGGAGACGATGCCAACTTTGCTACAACAGTCTCTACTAATATTGGTTTAAAGGCAGATAAGTCAACCACAATATCTGCAGGTACTGGTCTAAGTGGAGGGGGTAGTTTAGCTTCTAACCGAACAATTAGTCACGCTGATTCAACTGTAACCGCTGGAACTTATGGTTCAAGCACTTCTATTCCATCTATCACAGTAGATGCTAGAGGTCATGTTACAGCGGCTAGTGGTAATTCTATTAGTGTTGGTGATGGTTCGTTCACTGTTAACACCAGCACAGGTTTGTCTGGCGGCGGTCAGTTAGGTACAGCAAACCAAGCTTATGCTACTTCACTTACGTTGACAAACACGGATCGCGGATCTCAGCAGAACATCTTTAAGAATATTGCCGTTTCGGGCCAGCCTACAGTTATTGCTGATAATAACAACGATACGTTGACTTTTGTAGCAGGTAGCAATATTAGTTTAACAACAGATCCAGCAGCAGACTCATTAACAATTAACGCCAATATTCCTACATACAGTCTTGCTACTTCAACAGTAGCAGGAATAGTTAAATTAGAATCTGACGTAGACCAAACAATAACAGCAAACCCTATTTCCGCTGCAATTGGACGCACTTATGGCATCCAGCTTAACGAATTAGATCAGATGGTTGTTAACGTTCCTTGGTCAAATACAACCTACAACATTGCTACTTCTACTGTGGCTGGTATTGTAGAGTTGTTTAGTGACACAGACCAATCAATAGCAGCAAACGCTGTAACGGCGACTGCTGGCAGAACCTATGGCATTCAGCTTAACTCTGATAACCAGATGGTTGTTAACGTTCCTTGGTCAAATACAACTTACAATATCGCTACTGCCAATATACCTGGTCTTGTAGAATTGTTTAGCGATGCAGACCAATCAGTACCAGCAAACCCTATTTCTGCTGCGGGTAGTCGCACTTATGGTATTCAGCTTAACTCTGCTAATCAAATGGTTGTTAACGTCCCTTGGGTGGACACCGACACTACTTACAGCCAAGCAACTGCAAGCACTTTAGGTCTGATTAAACTTGAAGATGATACTGTCCAAACAGTAGCAGCAAACGCCGTAACAGCTACATCAGGAAGAACTTACGGTGTTCAGGTTAATAATTCTGGTCAAGCTGTTGTCAACGTCCCTTGGTCTGACACCAACACCGACACTAATAACTATGTGACAAGTGCTGCTTTTGATACAGGTACGGGTGTTCTTACGCTAAACCGTTCTGGTTTGACAGCAGTTACTGTTGATCTTGATGGGAAGTACGCTGAGTCTAGTCACACCCACAGTTATGTATCAGAAGGCGGAACTACGTTTAGTGGAGAGTACCCTGTAACAGCTCGTACGGCTGCGAACACTATTTACTCTCACAGTGGAATACTGTTTAGAGGTTCTGACAGCCGCTTAACAGTTTCGGGGCTTATCTATGCAAGCGGAACTCAAAGAGTCTTTGCTGATAACTACCACCCTAACGCCGACAAGTGGACTACAGCACGCACTAACACCGTAACCTTAACAGGTGATGTAACTGGTTCAGGTAATGCTTCGGTTGATGGTTCAGGAAACTGGACTGTTAGTGTAGCTACCACGGTTGGTGATAACAGCCATAATCACAGCATTGATAGTATTTCTGACGAGCATCGGTTGTTTAACAACATGGGTGCAAATCACAACACTACTACCAACTTTAATAGCGTTCCCAATTTCGGCGCTAGGTATGTACAAGCTGGCACTAATGGACCAACTGGCGTAGGATCTCATCAGTTCTATGGGTTTACGTTAGGTCTTGGTAATGAGTATTCTATAAGCCAGTATGCCTCTCAACTTTACTGGGCAAGACAGGCTCAAAGTGGCGGAACATACCTCTGGGCTAGAGACTTAGAAAGCGGTACTTGGGGTTCTTGGCGCAAAATGTCGGCTGGATACGCTGACTCAGCAGGTTCTGCATCTACTGCTGATTATGCTACTACAGCAGGCTCGGCGGATCAGATTGATGGATGGGGTTTTGTGAACACTGGCAGCAACAGCGCTGTTAACGCAGACACAATAAATAGCAACGGCATTAGTTACTACACAGCAGGTGTTACAAACTTCAGTGGCAATTCAACAGATGGAGCCTTGTACTCACAGCGTTACAGCGATTCTTGGCAACATCAAATTGCTGGTGACTATCGTTCTGGTCAGATTGCTTTACGTGGAAAAAACAACGGCACATGGCAAGCATGGCGCACTGTCGTAGATTCTTCTAACGTAGGCACCTATGCGGCTTTACCGGGGCATAGTCACAGCAACTACGTCACAACTACTTACAACTCAAGTCTGAACAGCGATAGCCGTAATAGTCGTGGTGTTACTCGTTTGTACCGCCGTGATGATAATAGTGACTACAGTGTGCAAACATACTGGACAGGGAGCTATTGGCGTTTGTATGGGTATTACGGAGATAGTGGCCACGCTGATGTTCAAGTAGGTTATGCTGACAGCGCTGGCTATGCTTCATCTGCTGGCAGCGCGGGTAACGCAACCACGCTTAACTCAAAAGCCTCCAGTGCTTTTCACCAAAGAATTCATTACGGCACTACAGCGGGTAACTCTGGGTATTACAAAATTAAAATACTCCCTGCTACTAGCTGGATGATGTCTTTTATTATTCGAGTTTATCAAAGCTACGGGAGCTTTGATATTCGAGTAAGCGGGTATAACTATGGTGGAAACTACTGGTACTCACCGGAAGCTAGTCTTATTGATGGGTCAAGCACAAGCATTGAAGTTCGTTTTGGTTATGACAGCGCATATAACCTTTGGGTAGCAATTCCTGCGGCATCTTACACTGGCCTAGATGTTGTTAGTGTTGTCAATGGATATACGCAGGTTGACGGTGATTACGCAGATCAATTTTCAATTACGCATCAAACAAGCCTGACAGGTACGACACAAACTACTGTGACTGCGTACAGGCCTTTGAAGTACAACGAAAACGCCGTCACAGCTACAACCCTACAAACTGCACGTACAATCAACGGCGTGTCGTTTAACGGCTCTGCAAACATTACCGTAGCGGATAGCACTAAGTTACCATTAACTGGTGGTACTACAACGGGAACTATTAACGCACCCACCTTCAACGCTACTAGCACAACTAGTGGCGGTTTCCAAGGTATTGATGCTGACACCGTAAGTAGCCCTAGCTTTACATGGACTGCTGACTTAAACACAGGTATCTGGAGACCGGGCACTGATATTGTTGGTATTACTGCTGGTGGTAATGACGAGTTTAGGGTTTATACTTCTTATACCATTGCGTATGGCTCAAGTCGCGCCCCTATCTTCTACGATAGCAACAACACTGCTTATTACGCAGACTTGTCTTCTACAGGTACGTCAATTAATGCAGCAGGCTCTATTGTTGCTGCCTCTGATATTCGTTTAAAAGATAATATTGAAACAATACCAAATGCACTAGAGAAAACATTGAAGCTACGTGGTGTAACATACACACGAAAAGACGGTGATAATAAAACTAGGCAGGTTGGGGTTATTGCTCAAGAAGTAAAAGAAGTTTTACCTGAAGCGGTTGTAGATGGCGCACATTTATCCGTTGCCTATGGTAATATGGTAGGTTTGTTAATTGAGGCTATTAAAGAGCAACAAAAGCAAATCGAAGAACTTAAATCAAAATTAATTTAAATTAGCCACGGAGGGGGTTTCGGCTCCCTCCTTATTTTAGGAGAAAAGAAAATGGCGATTACGTATACATGGAAAATTACTGGTCTAAAGACTAAAGATGTCACAGATAGTAAGAAAAGTGCAGTAGTACAGACCTACTGGGAAAAGAGGGGATTTGATGAAAATGGTAATGAGGGTATGTTTGCTGGTGCAACACCATTTACAGTAGACCCTACAGATGATTCAGGACCATTTATTCCTTTTGATCAACTTACAGAAGCAGATGTGCTTGCGTGGATTCAATCTGTAGTTGTAGACGGTTATGAAGAGCATGTGAATTTAAAGATCCAAGAACAAATTGATGAAAAAGTTAAACCAGTAGTAGACACACAAATGCCGTGGGCTGCTAGTGCTAATACAGAGGGATAAATATGGCAACTACATTAACTAGCACTGGGATAACTTTTCCTGATTCAACTACACAAACCACTGCTGCAAGTGGTGGTGGTTCAAGTATTGGTGTAGATCAAACATGGCAAGATGTTACAGGATCCCGATCGCTAAATACAACGTATACTAATGACACAGGTAAACCTATTCAGGTTACGGCCAGTATTCAGGCGCAAAGTACTCTCAGTACAAAACGTGCAATTGCCGTAGTAAATGGTGTTACGATTCTAGAATCGTACACGCAAGATTGCTGTGGTATTCCACAATATTCATGGTTTCCTCTTTCCTTTATTGTACCTGCTGGTAATACGTATCAATTAAGAGGTATGAGCATTTCTAGATGGGCTGAATTACGATGATATTACCTGAACAAGATATTATTGATGAACGTATGGCTATTTGCTTGGCATGTGATAAACAAAAAGACATGAGCCACGATCCGTTATACTTCTTTATAGATGCCATTGGTAATTTAATACCGGACGCACCTAAGACTTTATGCACTGAGTGCAGTTGCCCAACATGGGCCAAAGTACGGTTTATGACAAACAGCTGCCCTTTAAATAAATGGAAACGCTAAATTTAAAATAACTTAAATAAAGACTAAACAAATAAAATGGAAAATACAAAAACAACCATTACACTTAATGATAAAGAATATCTAATTGCAGATATGAATGAAGAAGAAAAAATGATTCTTAATCATATTGCAGATTTAGAACGTAAGCTTTCATCAGCAAAATTCAATGTTGACCAACTACAAGTAGGACATAATGCCTTTGTATCTATGCTGGCATCTTCGCTTGAAAGACCTAAAGAGGAATAAATGAAAGAAGTAACACACCAAGAAATTTATGATAGGTTAATTACCTTAGAAGCTAAGGTAGATAAATTAAATAACGAAACACAAGAAGTTGTTAGGGCCTTTTCTGCAGCACAGGGTGCATTTACCGTGTTAGAATGGATTGCTACTGCTGCAAAACCTGTCTTATGGATTGCAGGTGTAGTTACAGCCTTTTCGTTTATGATTTCAGAATATAGAAAATAAGAATGGAGAATAAATATGCTTGCTGAACTTGCCGTAGCAAACGCTGCCTTTGCAGTAATTAAGGAGACGATTGCTAATGGTGGTGACATCATGGCTGCTGGCCAGCATATCTTCTCATTCTTTGATAACAAGGCTAAAATAGCTAAGAAGGCTAATCAGTCAGGATCTGACTCAGAAGCTTTCTTTGCTCTTGAATCTATTAAACAAAATGAAGAACAAATAAAAGAAATGTTTATTTACCAAGGTCGCCCTGGACTATGGGATGATTGGTTATATTTTCAAGCAGAAGCTAAACGTAAGCGTGAGGCAGAAGCTAGAGAGATATTACTCGCTAAGATTAAACGTAAAGAACTTATTTGGTCTTGGATTAACGGTACAATAATTGCTATCTGTGTTATAACAGGTGTAGCGGCTATTGCTGGTCTTGTCTGGGTTATTATGACTAAAGGACAATTCTAATTATTAAGGAGGTGTACTATGTTACCCTTACTTGGAAGTCTTGTTGAGATAGGTGGTACCTGGCTCAAAGGAAAACAAGAAGAAACAAAGGCTAAAGCAGAAGCTAGGTTAATAGAGATCTCTGCTGAAGCTGATATTAAGAAAGCTAAAGCAATTGCTGCTATTAATGCTGCTGAATCAGGTCAACAACAAGATTTTGATTTAGATAAAATTGCTATGGAACAAATGGGTAAGAGCTGGAAGGATGAACTGGTACTAGTTATTTTCTTAGCACCTATGGTCATGGCATTTATTCCAGGTATGGAGAAGTATTCTTTAGCTGGATTCGAAGTAATTAAGAGTATGCCTGAGTGGTACCAGTATACTATTATCGGTATGATTGTAGTTATCTATGGTATGCGCGGTATGGTTAAACAATTAATTAGCAGTAAATTAAACATTAAATAAGGAGGTTACTATGGTATTCCTACCTGTGCTATTCTATTGTTTAGCTAACAATGTTTGTCAATTCGATAATGGTGCTATATCAGCTAGCATCGAAGAATGTACTAATCAAAATAACAGGGCAGAGTTAGTTCTTAGAGCAGATCCTGATGTTATTGCTTTCCAGACCACTTGTCTTGATTTAAGTAAACCTAGAAAGGCTGATATTATTTAATGAAACTAAGTAAAAATTTTAGTTTAGAAGAACTTACAAAATCAGATTTAGCTATACGCTACGGTATAGATAATACACCTGATGAAACCGTTACAGCTAATTTACAAAGATTAGTTGATAATATTCTACAACCATTAAGAGATAAATTTGGTCCAGTAATTATTTCTAGTGGGTATCGTAGCCCAGAAGTTAATTCCAAAGTAGGTGGCAGTAAAACTAGTCACCATTGTTTCGGTTACGCTGCTGATATTGAAATTCCTGGAGTTGATAATAAAGATTTAGCATTATACATTAAAGATAATTTTAAATTTACACAGTTAATACTAGAGTTTTATAAGCCTGGAGTGCCTGACAGTGGTTGGGTTCATGTGGCTTACAACGAGAATGACCTTAAAGGCCAAGAGTTGACAGCAACTAAGGAGTCAGGTAAGACGCATTATAAGCCTGGCATCGTATTCTGAGGCGGTACCTAATAGGAATAATCTTGAAAAGAAACAACAAACAACGCAATGAACGTATGGTTAGAGAAGATAGGTCATTTCATTTCCAACCAAAGACTCGTAACCAACAGATGCTTCTAGATGCTATAAGTGAATTTGAAATTACAGTAGCGTTAGGGCCAGCTGGAACTGGTAAAACATTTTGTTCAGCTAGTAAAGTAGCCCAAATGTTTTTAAAAGGTGGTTACGATTATATTATATTAAGTAGAGCTAATGTGCCTACGGGTAGAACATTAGGTGCATTTCCAGGGACTGTTGAGGAAAAGCTATCACCTTGGTTAATGCCTATTACTTCAGTATTAGAAAATAGATTTGGTAAAACTAAATATGATTATTTAGTAAGTAAGAAAACAATTCAAATGCAACCCTTAGAAACCATTAGAGGTAGGTCATTTGAAAACTCTTTAGTAATCATCGATGAATCTCAAAACTTAACATTTGATGAAATTAAAGCTATTACTACTCGTTTAGGTGAAAACTCTAAAATGATTTTATCGGGAGATGCGTCTCAGTCCGATGTTAGTAATGGAAACGGTATTACTAAGTTTACTAAATTATGCGATAAAAATAATATTCAGATTCCAGTAATTGAATTTACAGTTGACGATGTTGTGCGTTCAGATATTGTTGGCGCTCTAGTTAAAATGTTTGTTAAAGAAAATGTATAAATAAATAAGGAGCAGTTATGCCAACCAAACAGATTTTGAATTTAGGTAGAGCAGGTATTATTAAAGATATACCCTCCATATTGCTACCGGAAAATGCTTTTACTGACGGTAGGAATGTAAGATTTAATAATGAATCTGTAGAGACTATTACAGGTGAGGCTATGTATCAGGTGATAGGGACTCCTTCAACTATCGAATATGGTATGCACTGGAGAAAACCTAGTATTGGTTATAATATTTATTTTAAAGATGGATACATTGTTAGGGTAGATTCTGTAGGTAATACATCTTCTCCTCTATTAAATAGTTCAGATCTTAAATATGATAATAGTGTTTGGCATACTACTTACTTTAATGGTGGTTATGCAGTAGTGTTTAATAATAGTAAATCAACACCCTTGTATATGTTACATGGTGATCTAGTTGCAGGAACGGAGCCTCAAGAATTACCTGGATGGAATTATATTACAGGCATGGAGATAACTGCTGAGGTAATTAAACCTCTTGGTTATTCTCTTGTTGCCGCAAACCTTACTATTAACGATAATGGTACAATAGTTAATGCGCCCTCAACAATTAGAATTTCTGTTCAAGCAGCAACAGGACAATTTCCAACAGTATGGCAACCAGGTTTAACGACCGATACTGCAGATGAATTTGAAATAAACTCCACATCACCTATATTAGATATGGGTGAGCTTAGAGGTAATATGTATATTTATTCATCAGATAGTATCCATGTATTGTCTATTAATAATGGTACAAGATTACAACCATATGCTAAAGGTAATGGCATATTGAGCCAAGGCTGTTTTGCTGAGTTTGAAGGCAAACACTTTGTTGTAGATAGAAACGATATCTATATTCATAGCGGTTCAGGAGGTATTGAGTCTGTTGCAAACACTAGAATTAAGGATTACTTCTTTAATAATTTAAATAAAAGTAAATCGGATAAAGTAATTGTAAAGAAAAATTCTAAGGCGGGTGAGATCTGGGTTTGTTATCCTAAAGGTTCTAATAGTCTTTGTAATGAAGCTCTAATCTATAATTATAAAAACAATACATGGACAATAAGGGACTTACCTAATATTGTTTCTATATTTGAAACTTATTCTACTTCAAATGGTTTTGCTTACTCAGACGAACGATTGGTTATGTTAAATAATAGTAACTATTCTTTTGTTGTAGATGAAGGATACCAAATGTGGGATGGTTATGACTTTGTTAACTATGAGTCGTTTGTGGCAAGAGAAAAATTAAACTCAGGAGATACTCTTGGTAGTTTATTTATGAGTTCAATTACTCCTATATTTGATAAAGTACCTCTTGATTCTTCAATTAACATTACAGTTACTAGCCAAAATAATTATGTATTAGATCCTGATTGGTCTAATACAAGTGGAAGAGATGTGTTTGAATTCTTACCTAACAATGAAAGAAATCAAGGTTATAAAGTAGACCCAAGAACCAGTGGCAGATTACTTAATTATAAAATCAGTAGTGATGACTATTGGAGATTAGCTTTAATAGGTATTGATGTATACCCATCGGATAGGAGATAACTATGAGTTTAACACCACCAGTTACTGGTAATGAGGATTTAGATTCCTTTCTGTTTAATATCGCTCTTAACGGCCTTGGAGTCGGTGGTGGTAATGGTACCTTAAATTATAGCAATGGAATCTTATATGATTCTGAAAATAATATTGTTGGCTTTAAATACCAATATATACATATAAGATATGCAGATGATAATACAGGTACTAATATATCTACATCTTCAGTTGATAGGGTATTTTATGGTATTTACAACTCATCTTCAACTACTCCAAATAACAATCCAGCAGATTATACTTGGTTTGAAACAGAAGGTTTTGGAAATACACATAAGCTGTGGTATAGTGTAATTGGTGGTAGGCAAATTAAGTTTCAAGCTAGTATCTTACAGCCTGCAAATGTGTGGGTACCTCATGTAGAACAGGTAATTGACTTAGATATTATTACTTTAGGGCTTGCTAATCTTCAATCTCAATCCACAGATGTTAATGAGTTATTAGGTATACTTGAAAACCAAAT